GCCTCGGCGGCTACATCCCCGAAACCCAGTTCGCCTGGTATTGCGGCCAGGGATTCATCGGCTATCAGGCGGCGGCCATCATCAGCCAGCACTGGCTGGTCAAGAAGGCCTGCGCCATGCCCGCCAAGGACGCCTCGCGCAACGGCTACGACCTCTCCGTCAATGACGGCACCGAGGTCGATCCCGAGGTGCTCGATTACATCCGGGAGCAGGACAAGAAATTCCAGATCCTCCGCAACTGCGTCGAGTTCATCGACCTCGGGCGGACATTCGGCATCCGGGTGGCGATGTTCCTCGTCGATTCCAGCGACCCAGAGTATTACACCAAACCGTTCAATCCCGACGGCGTTCGGCCGGGCAGCTACAAGGGGATCAGCCAGATCGATCCTTACTGGATCTCTCCCGAGCTGGGCGAGGAAGCGGCGGCCAACCCCGCGTCGCCCGACTTCTACGAGCCCACATGGTGGCGGATCGGCGGCAAGCGGGTGCATCGCACGCACCTGGTCATCTTCCGCAACGGCAACCTGCCGGACAATCTGAAGCCCGCCTATCTCTACGGCGGCCTGCCCATCCCCCAGCTCATCGCCGAGCGGGTCTACGCCGCCGAGCGGACTGCCAACGAGGCGCCGATGCTGGCGATGACCAAGCGGCTGACCGTGATGAAGGCCGACCTCTCCGAGATCGTCGCCAATCAGGAGCAATTCAACGCCCGGATGGGCTACTGGACCCAGGTCCAGAACAACTTCGGCGTGAAGATCATCGGCACCGACGACGAGCTGCAGCAATTCGACACCTCGCTGGCCGACCTCGACGCCGTGATCATGACGCAATACGCCCTCGTGGCCGCCGCCGCCGAGGTGCCCTCCACCAAGCTGCTGGGGACGCAACCCAAGGGATTCAATTCCACGGGCGATTACGAGGAAGCCAGCTACCACGAGATGCTGGCGTCGCTGCAGATGCACGACCTGAGCCCGCTGGTCGAACGGCACCACCTGCTCCTGATCCGCTCGCACGTCGCGCCCAAATTCAAGATGGCGCCATTCAATACTGAGGTTGCTTGGAACGAACTCGACGAGCAAACCGCAGCCGAGCAGGCCGAGACCGAACTGAAGAAGGCACAAGCTCGAGCTGCTTACGTGGAGATGGGGGCCGTGGACGGCTTCGATGTCCGCAGCACGCTAATCACCGACAAGCACTCCGGCTTCAACGGCATCGACCCCGTCGTCCCCGGCGGCCCGGGTGACCGCGACGCCGAACTGGAGGCCAAGGAAGCCGAGCAATCGGCGGAGGGTGCGATCAATCCGGGCGAGAGTCAGACGGCTGAATAATGCCGCAGGTCCGCAAGACGCCGTGGTCGAACAACGCCCGCAAGGGCATCGTCAAGGGCCAGCCGCTCAATCCCAACGCCGCCATCGAGCAGCGTTACTACACGACGCTGCGCGTCCTGATCGAGCGGATGATCGCCGACACCGAACACGAGCTGAAACAACTCTTCAAGACCGAGCATGCCGAAGAATATTTCGCGCAGGACGCCAGCATCTCGTCGCAGGCTCGCATCCTGACCAACGCGCTGATCAAGAAATACACCGACCTGTTCGCCTCGCTCTCGAAGCCGATGGCCGAGCGGTTCGCCGAGGAATCCGACAAGTCGAGCGACGTCGCGGTCAAGTCGAGCATCCGGCAACTGAGCGACGAGCTGACGCTGTCGACCAGGACGATCACCTCCGGCCCGCTGGCCGACATCCTGAGCGCCACGATCACCGAGAATGTCGGTCTGATCAAATCGATCCCGGCCCAGTACCTGAACGGGGTGCAGGGAGCCGTGATGCGGTCGATCACCACCGGCAACGGCATGCAGGATCTGGTGCCTTTCCTGCAGAAGCATAAGGGGATCACGCTGCGGAGGGCTAGGTTCATAGCCCAGGATCAGACGAAGAAGGCTTTTCAGTCGCTCAGCTTTGCACGAATGAAGCGAATCGGGTTGAAGAGTGCCATATGGCGCCACACGAGTGGTTCTAGGCATCCACGCCACACGCACGAAAAAATGGATGGCAAGGAATTCCTGCTATCCGAAGGACTTTATGATTCGGCCGTGAAACGCAATGTTATGCCGTCGGAATTGCCGGGATGCGCGTGCCGCGCACAGCCTATCTTGAATTTCGGAGAAGAATAATGCCATTCAAACCAGGCCCGACATATTTCAACGATCAGGGGAGGAACATCATCCCCGATCATGTGAAACGAACGCCCGAATATAAGCCGTTCTTCGACGGCATCGCAGTGATCCTGAAGGCATTGAAAGATCAGAACAGCCGCAGCACCAAGAAAGTAAGCCTTCCACAGGACATGGATATGACGGCAGCATCCAATTACGGGATCACAGTGCAGGAATGGTTCGACCACAATTTCCGCGACATGCACGGAATAACGATCGAGTGGATATCTTATGCCGCTTGAGCAGGGAAAGAGCGAAGCGGTATTCGAAAACAACGTCAAGGAGTTGATAGAGGCCGGCCATTCACAAAAGCAGGCACTGGCGATCTCGTACAAGGAGAAAGAGGCCAAAGACTCCGCCACCCGCGCCGCCGGCGTCATGTACGTCAGCGGCAACTCCGTGCTGCTGTTGAAACGCTCCGATACCGGCCTCTGGGCCTTCCCCGGCGGCAAGATCGAGGACGGCGAGACGCCCCAGCAGGCCGCCAGCCGCGAATCGAAGGAAGAGACCGGGATCAGCCCCGACAAGCTCGAGCCGATCGACCGGACCGATAACGGCGAAGTCGAGTTCACCACGTTCCTGGCGAACATCGACCCGACCGATCCCACGCTCAACGACGAGCATACCGACTTCCAGTGGTCCGACCTGGCGTCCCCGCCGCAGCCGCTGCATCCGGGCGTCGCCAAGACGTTAAAAGCCTACACCGCCAACAAACACACGATGGACTCCCTGTTCAACAAGCCCGAATCGGCCCGCAAGCCGGATTTGAACGGCTACACCACCATCCTGAAAAACCCCATCTCGCGCTCCGGGGTCTTCCAGTACCTGGGCCGCAGCATCGGCGCCCCCGAGCCCGACAAGATCTACAACGTCTATCGCCCCGCCGAGGAATTCACCCCCGAGACCCTGGAGAGCTTTCAGCTCATCCCGATCGTCGACGACCACACCATGCTCGGGCCACGCGACGCGGGCCTGACACCGGCCGAGTCGAAAGGCGTACACGGCACGACCGGCGAAGGGGTCCTGTTCGAAGACGGCGTGCTCTACGCCCCGCTGCGGATCTTCAGCGAGACCCTGTCCCGGATGATCGAGGCCGGCAAGACGGCCCTCTCGCTCGGCTATCGCTGCATTTACGAAAAAGCCTCCGGCATCTTCGACGGCCAGGCTTACGACTACATCCAGAGACAATTACGGGGAAATCACCTCGCGCTGGTCGATGCCGCGCGATGCGATGTTGCAGTTTTAGACCACCACATGGCGTTCGATCATTTCGATCTGGCGCTCGACAACTCAAAGGAGACCACCATGGCCGAAGCAATGAAAAAAGACGAACTCGAAGATCGCCTGAAGAAGGCCGAAGACGAGCTGAAAGAATGCAAGGATTTTATGGCGAGCCGCATGGCTAAGGACGCCGAGGAAGAAAAAATGAAGGAAGAAGAAAAGAAAAAGGCGGAAGACGAATCCGAGAAAGAGGCAAAAGAAGCCAAGGACGCCGAGGAAGAAAAGAAGGAAAAGGAAGCGGCCGACAAGAAGGCCCGCGACGAGATGACCGAGGAAGAAAAGAAAAAGGCCGACGAGAAGAAGGCCGAGGACGAGGAAAAAGAAAAGAAGGACGGCATGGATGCCGCCGAGCTGAAACGCCTCAGCGCCGAGCTGAAGACGGTGACCACCGCCCTCGACTCGTTCAAGAAGAGCGCCCACAAAACGTTGCTGGGTGAAATCTCGCGCCGCGACGAACTGGCCTCCAAGCTCTCCACCGTCATCGGCACGTTCGACCACGCCGACAAGACCCTGGCCGAGGTGACCAAGTACGGCATCGACAAGCTGGGCCTGGCTTGCCCGGCCGGCCACGAGGAAACCGCGCTGAACGCGTTCTTCGCCGCCAAGAAGGCGAGCACGACCGGCTTCGCGCTCGATTCCCAGGCCAAGCGTTCCGGCGAACTCGACGCCTACCTCGGCAAGCACTAATCAACACCCACTCAAGGAGATCCCACCATGGTTGCTACTTTTCAATCCGCCGTGAACATCTGGTCGGCGGCCGGCGTCGTCGGCGAACTGGCCTTCGACGGCCCGATGCGCGCCGCCCCCTATAATCTGTATTCCAGCGGCGTGCCGAACCTCGTCGGCAACGCCTACACCGTCACCTCCGGCGGCAATCCCGAACCGGCGACCAACAGCGCGATCGCGGGCACGGCCCAGGTCGGCGGCACCGGCGTCTTCGCCGGCATCCTGATCTGCCCTAAAGACTATGCATCCTACGGCACGGTCGGCGGCCCGCTCAATCCGACGATGGTCCTGCCCGACTATTCGATCGGCCAGCTCGCCATCCAGGGAGAGTTCTGGGTCAATCTGCCCGGACCGGCCAACATCGGCGACCTCGTGACTTACGACCCGCTGACCGGCAACCTCAACAGCATCACGCCGACCACGAAGTTCACCGGCACGATCAGCACGACCACGCTGACCGTCTCCGCCGTCTCGGCGGGCCAGCTCAGCGTCGGCCAGACGATCTCGGGCACCGGCGTCACTCCGGGCACCATCATCACGGCGCTGGGAACCGGCACCGGCTACACCGGGACCTACACCATCAGCCCGAGCCAGACCGTCGGCTCGGCGACCGCCATGTCGGCGGCCAATCAGCCGACGCCGGCTTTCGTCGCCTCGTCCGCCGCCATCGCCGGCACCACGCTGACGATCACCACGCTCACCTCCGGCGAGCTGACGATCGGCACCCAGGTCTTCGGCACGGGAGTCCTGCCCAACACCGTGATCACGGCGTTCGGCACCGGCACCGGCGGCGCGGGCACGTACACCGTGAACAACTCGCAGACCGTCACGGCGGAAGCCATGACCGGCCCGTCGAACCTGTTCGTCCCCAACGGCACGGTTTCCCGCTTCACGACCAACACCGCGGGCGGCCTCGCCGTCATCAAGATCTAATCCATCCAACAAAACCTTAAGGAGATTTCTCAATGGAAACTATCACTCACTCCGCGTTGGATGGCCAGAGCGTCCGACCGTTCGTCTTCAAGAACGTCGAGGACTATGAAGACCTGGCCCGCCTCGGCTTCGACGGCTTCGACCAGATCATCAATGCCGGCTTCGGCATGGACTCGATCCAGGGCGGCGTCACCCAGGGCAGCATCCCGGTCCAGCTCCAGTTCCTCCAGCAGTTCCTGCCCGGCTTCGTCATGGTCATGACCGCCGCGCGCAAGATCGACGAGATCATCGGCATCAACACCGCCGGTAGCTGGGAAGACGAGGAGATCGTCCAGGGTATCATCGAGAACACCGGCACGGCGGTCCCTTATGGCGACCAGACGACCGTGCCGCTGGCGAGCTGGAACGAGAACTGGGTGCCCCGCACCGTGGTCCGTTTCGAACTCGGCATGCGCGTCGACGTGCTCGAAGCCAAACGCTCCGCGCGGATCATGGTCGACACCGCCGGCCGCAAACGCGAATCCGCCGGCTTGGTCCTGGAGCAGCAGCGCAACGCCGTAGGCTTCTACGGCTACAACGCCGGTAACAATTATACCTACGGTTTCCTGAACGATCCCAACCTGCCCGCGTACAAGAACGTGGCGGCGACCGGCACCGGGGCCTCGACGCTGTGGTCGACCAAGAACTTCCAGCAGATCACCGCGGACTTGATCACGGCCTTCGCGCAGCTCCAGACCCAGTCGCAGGACACGATCAATCCCGAGGACGTGGCCACCACGCTCGCCCTGGCGACCGCGGATTACCAGTACCTCTCGGTGACCACCGACTTCGGCCTGAGCGTCCGCCAGTGGCTGAAGGACACCTATCCCAAGTGCCGCATCGTTTCCGCCCCGCAGCTCAACGCCGCCAATGGCGGTGCGAACGTGTTCTACATCTTCGCGGATGCGGTCAAGGATCTGTCGTCGGATGACGGCCGCGCCTTCGCGCAGCTCGTCCCCGCCAAGTTCCAGGTGCTCGGCGTCCAGCAGATGACCAAGGGCTACGAAGAGGATTATTCCAACGCGACGGCGGGCGTGATGGCCAAGCGGCCGTACGCGATCGTCCGCTACAGCGGAATTTAACGACGGAA